TAATGCTTTCGAGACTTATGTCTACACCTTCGCCTCTTAAAATACTGGTTGTTGCTTGTGAAAGAACTGAATTAACAGCAGCAGAAACAGCAGCAGCTGTTGTACCACTTAAGCCCAGTGCTGAAGAGACAGTAGAACCGACTCCTGCACCACCAAGAGCAGCACCAGCAGCTATCTGAATACCTAACTTTAGGTAATCACCAGGACTCATATGGTCGTCTACTTTGTAAGTTTTTACATAAGCAGAGCCGTTCCATTCGTACTTGTCGCCGTCACTATTGTAGATTGTAGAACCTACACCGTACTTAGCTAGTAACGCTTGGTTTTCTTCAGAGTTAACCCAACGATCATAAGCAGAAGACTGCTCTTGCATTCGCTGACCATAGGCTTCCGTATAAACGTCTTGGTCATCATCTGTGTACTGAGTAAGATCCTCGCCTTCAAGAATCATTAACTCATCTTCAGTTAGTGAACCAGTGTATTCGTCCCAGTTACCTACATCGTAGTCACCAGCTTGAATCAACTCTTCTCGCTCAGTCATGTAAGCAAGATAGTTATCAAAGTCACCGAAGGCTTGCTGAAGCATTCTAGAGCCTTCGTCATTGAAGTACTCACGTAGTTCAGCTTCAGTTACTTGAGTAGCGTCACCTCTTGCATACAGTGCATTGGGGTTAGCATCACCTGTTTCGACACCTCTAAAGAATGTAAAGGTAGTTACACCTTCAGGCTCAGGCTCAGGTTCTGGTTCTGGTACAGGTGCTGGTGCAGGAGCAGGAGTGTCAGTCCCTGTTTCTTCTGTTGCTCCGCCTACAGGTCCGCCACTTGGATCAAACGGTCCAGTTTCACCAGGTTGTCTCTTTGTTGGGTCACTGGTTGTACCAGTAAGCATCCCTGATTTTGTCGGAGGTGCAGGCTTGCTTTGTACAGGCTGAGACGTAATAGTAGCTCCTAGTTGAGGATTAGCTGCTAAGTACCTAACGGCATCATAGATACTAGGAAACTGTTGTGTACCTACATAATACGCCATTTACTTTTCCCTTGATACGCCCTTGGTTTTTTCATAAGAGCGCATAGCGCCAAGACCAAGCATACCCATTAGTACAGGCATCATAGTCTCTAGGTCAATGAGTGGTATAGTGACTTCAACAGCCAACAGAGCTAGTACAAAGTTAGTAAACGGTATAACCATAAAGTTACCCATCATACCCAAGACACAACACCAGCCTACTGCAGGTCTCCAACCAGAGACAAACAAGGACTTGTGTGCTGCTTCTACTTTGTTAACCTCTAGCTGTGCCTTAGCAAGCTCCTGAGCGTGTCTCTGAGCCATTGTAGCGACTTCATGGGCCAGCTTAGCCTTCTGGTCCTTGTCCTCTACAAACTTGTCTAGAAGCCCTGTAACAGGCCCTATGAGCGACTCAATCATCTAGCAAACTCCAAGATAGCAATAGCCACAGTAACGATAACAGCAATAGACGCAAAGCCACCTGTCATCATCTTCTCTAGTTTGTCAAAGCGTTGGTTATGTGCGTCCAGTTGCATCTGGATCATTTGATAACGGATACTGCACTCACGCTCGTGTGACTCTAAACGCGATATCGCTTGCTCTAGGTCTGACATGACTATTCCTTATTATTCTGCTCAACAGTTACCTGAGCTTCTAATTTACCAATTTCTACTTCTATCTTGTTAAGCTGCCTGCGTAACTCGTGTATCTCTACGTTGCGTTCTTCCAGAGCCATAATCTTAGCGTTCTGTATTAGGTCGTCCGGTAACGCACCACGTAAGCCTAAAGGCCATTCACGAACAAACGCAGAGTTTTCCTGTATGTTCATGTTTTGTATTTCTTGGCTGTGTTCAACCGTAGTAATACGAGTGTCAAGAGTTACGTAAGCAGTAGTAGCCATAACGATGCCAGCACCAAGAGCAACTAAGTTCCTTAGCGGTATAGATACCTTGGTGTCGTCATCAATCTCAGGCATTACTGCTTCGCTTTGTCAACATTAATCTACAAAACGTCCTTCAGCAAACAAGTGATGAAGCCTATGTGTAAAAATAAGCCACACGAGTCTAACTAAAGTGCTTTCTGTATATGCCCCTGCTTTGCAGCTATAAGTCCACATAGCGATTACCAAGGCATACCATCAGCAGACACAGGGTTCTTTTGTCCTGCGATGTTAGCTGTTAGCGCCGCCTCAGTCTCTTCTTGGTTTACTGATTCCCAAACCCAGCCCATGACAACTTCTTCTGTCAGGCTGTCGTAAGCAACAAAGCCGTCAGCAGAAGCATCGGGTGTGAAGCCTACAGTGCCGTATGCAGAAGCAGTGAATGTGTCTTCACCAACAGTTTCTTCTTCAGTAACACGCCAGTGTGCAACGGTTACACCGCCGTCTGCCACGTTACGCTCAAGGTTAGCTATAGTCCATGTAGCCATTAGTTTTCTCCTAATTTAAATAATTTACGGTTCTGACGCTTCAACTATAAATTCTTGAGTTGGTGCATCTGGAATATCAAGCTCTAAATCTTCTGTAACATAAGGAAATTTTGTTTTTATGTTATTGATAGCCGCTTGCCATTCTTCCATTGTAAGTTCGCCTCTTTGTACCTGCATAAACATAGGGTCAGTTATTTTTTGATACTCTGATTGACGATTAGTGCGAGCTAATTCATTAACACTTTCCATTGGAAATAATTCTATAGCCATTATTAAGACCTCTTTATAGTTACTGCTTGCATACGAACATTTGAAGTGGTTGTAGCGCCTGCTAATGCTATTGTCCCGCCAGAATTTGTTGCGTTTACAGTTAACCCGTTATTTGCAATTTGCGTAGTTATAACAACTGAGCTTTCATCTTGTTTAAATAGAGCCGCAATTATATATTTTGTTGTGCCTGTCTCATAAGCATAAAGAAAACCAGTTTGTGGCTCACCATTTGTTATAGTTGAAAAAATCCCAGACCCACCGTTGTTATCAACAACTTTCCATCTTTGAAATGCGTTGTTTGCATGAATACCGCCTGACAGGTAGAGGTCTTTGAAGCGGTAATTACTTTGACCTAAATCAACTAGACCGTCGTTGGAATTTAAGCCATCACTATCACAAAGAGTAATGGCTGACCCGCCAGTTCCAAAACGCAGGAAACAATCTTGTGTGTCAGCTTTTCCTATTAATAAATCACTTGTACCAACACTAATACTACCGACTGTGGAGCCGTCTTTGCGGAAGTCTACAATGGCTCCGTCTGTGCTTGTTCTATTAAAATAAGCAACCGTTCCGCCATATCTAGCTACATTTAAATAACCGCCTGAGCCTCTGTTGTAAACAAAACCGTTATCTGCCGTAGAGCCTGCATTGTTATTCTGTGTGTCTGTGTCAGTAGTACCAACCAGCAAGTTGCCACTAGAGTCGATACGCATGCGTTCTGTATCGTTAGTACCGAACAGCAAAGCATGATTAGACGTTGTTTTAAGGATTGTGCCGCCACTAATAGAACGATAAACGCCTGTATGTGTTCCGTCTGTAAGCCTGTAACCGTCTCCAGTAGAGCCTGATATATCTACCTTGTCATTTGGACTGCTAGTACCAATACCAACGTTACCGCTTCCCGTAATAGACAGCCTTTCATCAGTAGTTGCATCGCCAGCTACAGAACCTAAAAAGAAACCCATCCTTCTATTTGCTTGAGCGGTGTTGTTAAACGACATGATGTACATATCTTGCTGATTGCCAGAGAACTTAATCGCGTTATAAACACTATTCCCTGAACCAGCATTTCCAAGATTTAACGTACTGTTTGAATTAGCGGCAGTTACGTCTGTAGAGGTATGGGTTGTTTGTACTTGAAGACGTGTGTCGGGATTGCTAGTGCCGATACCAACATTCCCACTAGAGTCGATACGCATGCGTTCATCAGTAGTGCTAAAAACAAGATTGGCTGATGTTGACCCGCTTGCATTAAGTACAACATCTCTTGTGCTTTCATTAACAGATAAAAATAGACCAGGGTTATTAGTTCCACCAATATACCTAAAAGCGGCTCCTGCTGACCCATCTGAAGGCATTTGAGTATGTAAACGGTAAAGTGGACTGCTAGTGCCGATACCAACATTCCCAGAAGCATCGATACGCATGGCTTCTGTGGCGCTAGTAAAGAAGCGCATAAAGTTACTTGAATGGTTATACCCAATGTAACCTTGATATTGCTGTGTAGTAGTAGTGCCGTCAGCAAACGCAAGTACACCATTGTTGGCTGTGCCGCTGTAAATAGTGATTCCCTGCTCGCCTGAACCAGAGCCTACAACTAACGTGTCAGCGCCTACCTGATTGAAACTAGATGGACTGCTCGTACCAATACCCAACGACTCCGCAGAACTATCCCAGAAGAACTTCGGAGTCGTACCCGTGTCTTCGTAGAAGCTGATGTCGTTGTTTGCCTCTATAACAGCGGCTTTATTGCTTCCAGTATAAAACTCAATTTTTCCTGCACTTCCGGTGCTATTGTATGACTTAAACCACATATTAGACGCGTTACCTACGCCTATGGTTCCTTCGTATGAAGAGTCGTCATCGTAAAGTTTTAGCTTGTCGCCGTTAGATGCAGTTGAAAACGCCGCTGGTTGTCCGTATGAGCCTGAGCCAGTTGCAGAAAAAAACAACTCTCCGCTTGCACCATCAACAGTCAAACCACCAGCGGTCACTGTGCCAGACAAAAATAGGTTTTTAAATTCTAAGCCAGATGCGCCTAAACTAACGTTGTTATTGTATGTTGAGCCATCTGCGCCTACTGGTACGATTCTACTGTTATCAAAATCAAACTGCAGTCCAAGACCGTCAGCAGTAGCAATAAACAACCTATCTGTCGCTACGCTACCTAAAGTACCTAAAGCACCGATATCATAACTGTCAGCAACTACTGAACCAGTGACGTCAATGCCTGTGGAGGTTGTGGCTAGCTTAGAGGCGCTTCCATACGACAAAGTAACAGCATTTGCACCAGTTAAAATTAAGTTTTGCCCTGAACCGTTTTGTACGGCAACTCCAGTGTCTTGACCGCCAAGAATTAAATAGCCTGTTCCAGCATCCTTGATATAACTATTGTTCGAATCATGATAAATCTGTAGATCAGAGCTAGCACCAAAGATAGCCTTGTCGTTGTCGCCAAAGGTCACATTGGCAGAAGTCGCAAGACCTGCAAAGGTTGGAGTGTCAGTAGTAGCAACACCTTGGTTCAAAGCCTTGACAGCAGTAATGTTAGTCAACTCTGAGTCCATCAATGCGCCAGCAGCAGTAACATTAGTTGTGTCCGTTACGTCTGCTAAAGCTTCGATACCGTCAAGTTTGCTGTGGTCAGCATCGGTAAATACATTGGAGTCTGTAGCGGCTTCTACTGCGGCTCTGATCTCAGCATTGGTTTGGTCACCTGTAGCACCTGCTTCTATCCCATCAAGCTTACTGTGATCTGCATCAGTAAAGACGTTAGAGTCTGTAGCGGCTTCAACCAGTGTACGAATCTCTGCGGCTGTTTGGTCAGCAGTAGCACCAGCTTCAATACCGTCTAGCTTAGAGCCATCAGTAGCAACGTCACGTCCGTCTACAGTACCGTTTACAGTAATGTTGCCTGTAGCAGAAACAGTAGTAGCAGAGACAGCGGCAGGAGTAGTGCCACCAATGACAGTACCGTCGATAGTACCGCCGTCGATGTCTGGAGTGTTTACGTCAGGAGACGTGAGAGTCTTATTGGTAAGTGTCTGAGTCCCTGTTAGCGTTGCAACGGTAGAGTCAATAGCAAAGGTAACAGCATTACCTGAGCCAGACGTATCAATACCAGTGCCGCCAGTAAACGTCATAGTCTCAGTGTCTAGGTCAATGTTTAACGCACCACCAGTGTCAGCTTGGAAGTCTAGATCTTGAGCTTGGAGTTCTGTGGTTACAGCGTCAACGTAAGCTTTTACGGACTGCTGTGTAGGAACCAGGTTAGCACTGTTGGACGACATATCGTCTTCATCAACGAATGCAGTAATGCTAATAGTCCCGTCGGAAATAGTTTCGTAGGTCAACGTGCCTGTAAAGGTCGGACCTGCAATATCTGCTTTGGTTGCGATAGCAGTAGAGATCGCGTCAAACTCTGTTTCAAACTCAGTTCCGCGAATGATCTTACCAGAGTCGCCTGTCGGTAATGAGTCTTTAGCCCCAAAGTCTGTAGTCTTAGTGTAGTTCGACATCGGAAAGTCCTATTGCAGAAAACGGAGGGAAAGGAAAAAGGGGCCATTGCTGACCCCTCTTGTCGTTCTTATGCAGAAGGTACTGCGAGAACGAAACCAGCTTCAGGACGGTATACCTGGACACCGTACAGCGTGTCAGCTGTGTACAGAGTCGAGAGGTATTCCTGCTTGTACTGAGTCTGTGAACGTACGGCCATTTGCTCTGCCATGACAATTGCGTCTTTGTGGAAGAGAAGAGCAGCACGTGTATCAACGGTTCCTGCAGTGTTATCACCAGCAGCTTCGATAGTTGCACAGTTAGAAGACACGTAGATGTCTACACCGTACAGGTTACCGATAAGGCCACTGTTAACTGACTGACCACTTACGAAGTCAGAAGACACGTAACGGTCAATGCCCATAATGGCATTACGAGTTGCAGGTGGAATGATAAGGCAACGGTCTTCCATAGGAACGTCGTTGTCGTCCATCTTCTGAATCATGTCACGGAAGAACGCATCAGTAAAATCATCACCAGCAACAAGAGTGTCGTCAGTGTACTGAGTAGTTGTACCACCGTCATTGAAGAAACAACCAGTGTGCTGGTAGTCAGTAGGAGCTACTGAACCAGAGTACACGATTGCACCACCGTTACCAAAGCCTGTACCTGCAGAGTGCAAGTCAGTGTCTACCTTAAGAGCAAGCTGGTAGCCAGCGTCTTCAGTGTAGAACTGACGGAGGCTGTTAAGAGCCTGTACTTCTACGATGTCTTCGATCAGACGTGAGTACTCGAAGTGACGGTCAACAGTGACAGTCAACTCTGACTCAAGGTTTGCTTGGATTGTTACCGCAGTTGCTTCTGCTTTTGCAGACGCTGAACCACGAGTAGGCTTAGGAATGTGAATTACATCGCCTTTCTTGCCAGCCATTTGAATGCGCTTGACAAGAGGTGCCAACTTGAGGTTCTTTTGGTATGCTGCAATTACTTCGTCACTCCAGATTTCTGGGATAAAAGTACCAGCAGCAGTTTTGTCAACTACAGCATTAGCTGTAAAATAAGTTCCAGAGGTTTCGCCAGCCATGATAAATCTCCTTGATAATTAGGCTACTTAACTCGACCCTCTGCGTATGCTTTGAATATCTCGTCTGACATAGACTGATATCGTTCAGGGTCGGTTCGCATGAGTTTAATTATGTCAGCCCGACGATAAGTCTTCTTACGAGATCGCTCTGCTGTTCCTCTAGCAGTACCGGTAGTTGCAGCTTTGAGAGATTGTTTACGTGCTGTTCGTTCTACACTGGCTGTCTGCTTAACCATTTGGTTACGCTCTTTCCAAAGACTAAACAACTCGTTAGCAGCGTCATAGTCATATTCCTGGTCTGCTGCTACAAACATCTGAGTCCTATATTTAGAAGCTTTGATCCACTCAGCAAATTTAGCGTCACCTAGTATCTCTTGCATGTCAGGATGTTCTGACTGTAGTTGTGCAAGTGCGGTTTGCTTCTTGTACTGCTCAGTGTACTGTTGTGCTTCTCTAATTTTAGGATGATTCTCAATAGCTTTACTAACGGCTGATTTAGGATCAGTAAAGAAATCAATGTCGTCATCATCGTCAACGGGCTGTTGAACAGGTGTTTGTTTCTTTTCTTCGAGTTGTGTATGGATGAAGTCGTCTACGACCTTACGTAACTCACCAACTTCGGAAGACTGACGACCAAGCATCTTTTCAGCTTCTTGGTGCATCTGTACAATTTCTTGTACTGACTTACCTTGGTACTTATCTGGTAAATCTTCTTCTTGAGGTTTGGCTTTCAGTTTAGGTTTTTCTTGAGTTGGCTCATCAAATGATGTAGCTTCAAGATCAGTTGTTGTAGAGTCGTCTTCAATACGCTCGTCTATAATTGTCGCTCTTGACATATTAAACTACTCCGCCTTTTATTATGGTTATGGAGATAAATGTAAAAGGGTTAGCCGTTAGGCGTCCTTCTTTTTATTGCGTCCGGCTTTTTCATGTTCCCTAACCCATTTCATGTGCTGACCTGGAAAGTCTCCAGAAGCACCGTCAAGGTGGAAAGATGGGGCAGACACTAATCGCTTAGCATTAGCGCCACAACCACACCTACTAGTTGTGACGTCAGGCTGTACGAATTCTTCAAAGACATGTCCGTTAGTGCAACGGAAGTCATAGACTTTAAACATCTAAAGGTTCTTCGTCTTCTGCTTCTGCTTGCTCTCTAGCAGCAGTAATAGTGTTTTGTAAATTTATAATAGTCGCAAAGGCAGCTACTTGTCCTTTACGATAATGTAAATCTTCTATGTCTTTTACTGTTTGAATATCAGCAAGCTGAGCAGCATTAGTAGAGAGTTCTTGTACGAGTTGTTTGAAACCTTCGTGGTTGAAGAGTTCGTTATAATTATTAAAATAAGTTTCAAGCTCGGGAGTCATAGTTTCCTCTAATGTTTAACTATAGTAATAGTATAGCATATTTTTATTCATTTGTCAAGTCTTTTTTAGACTTTCTTGCATTGCTTTTTGACGATCACAAGCATGGCAGTCACCACACACAATAAAACCATCAAGAGCATCTGTAGGATGTCTACAGGACCAGTACATCTCACGTAGCTCTTCAGGCATACTTAAGTAGATACCTTTGCTACGTTCTACAGAGTTGTACGTCATGTGTTCAAAAGGTGCTAACCAAATAGGCTTAACACGACGTGTAGTGCATAGTGCGTTTAACACACCTTGTGCTTCAGCACCTTCGTCCCTAAAGATGTTGTAGTCACCTGTATAAACAATGTTAAATGTTTTACCTAAACCAGAAGCAACCCTCATAGCTTGGAATAGTGCAAGCACCATGTCTTTACCACCTGGATACTTAGCTTTCCAAGAGTACACTGAGGAAGAAAACTCAAAGGGTCTTTGGTTCTTCCTCATGTAGTTGATCGTGTTCTCTATGGCTTTTGCTTCTGCTTTGACACGGCCTTCAGAGTTATCAATATGTATTGAGTGTACGTGTATGTCTTGTTCTGTGTGTTCCAAAAGGTTCCATAGTAATGACACACTGTCCATACCACCTGAGTACATTACTATGGCTGTTTCTTTGTCGTTCCCCTTGAAGTAGTTTTTGTTTAAACATATATCTAAAGCTTGCTTTACTTTAGTTTCATAACTCACTTTTTTCTACGTCTCCCTGAAGCTGTAACTGCGTGTTTTATTTTAGCAGGTCCGGTTTTTCGTCGCGCAGAAGAAGCCTTCTCAGCTTTGGTCATCTTAGCTGCAACAGCTTTAGGTCGACAAGAAGGGTAAGGACGTTTACTCTTGGTAGCTGACTTACGACCACAAGGCTTACCCGTTTTAACGTCCACCCAGTCTTCTTTAAACCATTTCTTAAGGGCTGCACCCTCTTTACTTTTTCTTACGGCCACTTTTGTTACCCCAGTTTTTAGCACCTACCTTACGGCATTTGGCTACAGCACCAGAAGCGTACGCGGAAGGCCAGACTTTATATCTGGACTTGACCTTACGCGCACAAGCGTCGTTTGCCTTTTTAGTTTTTGCTTTTGGCATAGCCGTTACTTCTTTTTCTTTCTGTTAGTTGCTGTTCGTTGACCGCGTTTTGGTAAAGCAACTTTCTTTTTAGGCTTTGTTGTTTTCATTCCGTAACCAGGCATAGCTTTCTCCTTTGCTGTCTTAGACAGGTCTTCAAAATGGAAAAGTTTTACAGATGTCTTTCCGTGAGTTTTACCTGAGTGTAACGACCCATCAGGCATCTTGTGCGTACCGCCTGTATATTCAGTGCCGTCACGCTTATAATGTTTTACACCTTTAGCCATAGTATTACCATTTTTTACATGACCAGTATCTAGCTGTTAGTTTACTGGGCGGGTTTGTGTCACACTTGTGACGCGCTCTGAACGACTTACGTCGCGCTGGCTGGTCTTTTTTGATAGTCATCTTAGCGTCACCAAAACGTATGGTCTTAGTCTTATCGCCTTGTTTGGCTACTACTACAAACTTCTTAGTAGGGTGATTAGGTGTTCTCTTTGGTTTGTTGAACCCGCTTACGCCCGCTCGTGCTAGTTTTGGGTCTTTCTTTGAGGGCATTACTCAACTCCTCTATTTGGCGCTCCAGTAGGTCCAGTCGGTCGAACTGGCCTTTGAAGTTGTTGTTGATCTGGTCTAGGAGGATTTGCATTTCGCGTTGCGTTATTAGCATTAGATTGTCCTTTTTGGTCTATTGCTTTTTCTTTGATAAGCGTTTCAGCAACTTTTAGACGACGTTCAAACTCTTTGTCCTCTTGGTCACCTTCACGCAGGTTACGGGTAATAGCGTTAATCTTGTCAATTTCAAGCTCTTGAGGTACTGCTTGAGCTTCTGCAGCCAACTTAGCGGCTCTAGCCTGTGACTCTTGAGCCTGAGCAGATAGTGCTGCAGTTTGTGACTGCTGGAATGCCATCTGCGCTTGCTGAGCCTCCATTTGCATCTGTTGTGCTTGAGGATTAGGCTGCATTGCTTGCTGCATAGCTGCAATAAGCTCTTCACGGTTAGACAAGTTCATGTTGTCAATAACTGACTGTATTAGTGTACTGTACAATGGTGAGTCCTGACCCATAGTCTGCAACAACTGTACAAGCTGAGTAACTTCGTATTCACGAGCAATAATTCCTAATGTACTGCTTGCATTAAACTTGTAGTCAGCAACAGGGTAGTTTTCTGGGTCAAACTGCATGTACCGATGTGCAGCTTTCTTAACAAATGGAATTAGGAAAGACTGCTGGAAGTTAATTAGTGTGCGCTTATGACGCTTAATAATAGCGCCAAGAGACATACTAATACCAGCGGCAGTAGCCTCGCCATTAACCTGACCTGCAATTCCTGCTGAGTCAACGGCTCCTGTTGCCTGCTGTACCATTTGCTGCAATGCTCCGGCTTGAGCAAAAGTGATTTGATTAACTTGACCAAAGTTGAATGGCTGGAGTACTTCACGCGGATCTCCGTTAGTCAGAATCATTTTACCAGGACGTACTTCTGGTTTTGCACCGCGTGGTAAACGAGTAGCGTCTATAGCCATCATCGGGTGAATAGTAAGGCTTAGTGCGTCAATACGTGCGCGTAGTTCTGTGTCCAAGGCTTTCTGACTGTTGTAACCTTTTTCACAAACACCACGACCCCAAAAGCGACCTGGTACTACGTCCCAAGGAAAAGCTACTACAGGACGATCAGACATCATGTAAGGGTTAGCCTCTGCCTTCAAAAGTATACCGCCGTTAGCAACCACTACAACGGCCTCTACGTAACGTGACTCAGCGTCTACCTCTCCTACCACTTCTTCGTCTTCGTCGCTTACAGCGGAATCTAGAAGCTCTCGTGGCACTAAACCGTAGTACTTAGTTAAACGTACCTTGTCGTCGTTGTAAATAGTTAAGTCTTGGTCAGGTTCCAAATCAGTATCGGGAGCAGCGGAACCTACGTACACGTCACGGTACACGCCTTGTTCCTGTAGAAGTTCCACTTGGTGTTTACTAACAAACTCATCAATAGCTACACCCATAGCGTCTTCAACATTGGTTGCTACTGGATCAATCAGGAAGTTCTGAGGCATTACTGGCTTAAGCTTAACAACTACACGGTCAGTAATGTTGACACCAACTGCCTGCAACTGTCCTTCCATAATAGGCTCAGTAGCAGGAACCATTTCCTTCATTTCTTCAATAACAATCTCACCAATGCCTGTACCAAAGACTGCTGAGTTAATTAGACACTCTGCGACAGCCTTACGTACCATGCAGTTTTCAAAGTCTTCCGTAAGCTTGTTACGTAGGAACTGCACGTCTTGTCTTTGGGTGTCACCAAGGTTGTCACTAACGTCAAACCACTTACCACGTCCGAAGGTGGCTTCTTCTAGTTCTGCTACATTAGACTCAACTGCTTGCTGAAGTGCAGGAGAAATAATACGGGAACGCTCAGACCCACGCTGGCTGTCAGCAGGATCCCATTGACCACGCCAGAGTCGATAATATTCTTCAAATTTACTTTCATAGTTGCTTTCGTAGTGGTCTCTCCAGTCTTCGCATTTAGTCATGACCCAGTCCTCAAGAGACTCTTGGATCATCAATGGGTCTTGTTCGTATAGTTCACTCATATTAGTATCCTGCTACTACGTCTAAGATTTCGTGGTCTTCAATCTCGTACGTATAGTCGTACGCCACATTAGCCAGCTGGTCGATGTAAGCTAAAGCGTCAACCAAGTCATCGTGAGTTAATGGATCAGGGAACTGAAACAGCTGGTCAAGAAATCTAGCGTTCCATTCACCTTTATTTAACGTAATGTAGCCGTTTTCAAACCTACCTTGTAACGCCCACATAACTCTGTCTGTTTTCTTTTTATTACCGTGTGTCAGTTCTTCTACTCTAAAAAACGTACCGTACTTCTTTTGTAAGTCCACTAAAGGAGACATTACAGCTTGCTTAGCAATACCTCTTTCGATTCCAACCGATATGGGACGATAATCTCTAACGGCCTGAAAGATTTTGGTAGCCGTTTCGTCAAGACTCCATCGTCCATATATGATATTGTCAACAAACCAACCATGCTCACTAACTTTAACGACGGCAATGGCAGTTTCGTCAAGTTTAGAATTCTTTGTTCGTTTTTTATTGACTTCTTCAAAACCTGCCAAGTCAACGGCAATGTAGTAATCTCCTATTTCCGGCTTATCCTCACTAAAGCGTACCCAGTCTTCCTTAAACATTTCTGACCCACGCGCTTCAAACGACGCCATAAATTCCTGACGAAACGCATAAGACGACATAGAGCGTTTAGCAACATCAATTTCGTCCGCATCCAATAATGGATTGTCATAAGAAGTAAAGTGCCAAGCTTTGTACGTCGGATCATCGTCTAACTCCGCATATTTGTACAACTCATAAAAATGGTTGCGACCCATAGGTGTCCCTATGAACATCGCACAGCCCTTTTGGTCAGCCAAAGCAGGTCTCAAGATTTGTTCAAATACGTCAGGTTTCATGTCTGCGTACTCGTCCATCACTAGGAACTTGAGGCTGACACCTCGCATTGTCTCTGGTCTATCAGCACCTTTTAGGCTAATGGTAGCACCGTTGACAAGCTTAATTTGAAGATTATTAATGTGACTACCGCTAATAACAGGATGCCCCAGTTCAAGCAGGGTTTGCCACATGATGTCTCTGGCTTGTCCTTGAGTAGGTGCGACGTAAAATACATGGCCTCTGTCCGCCTGTAGTGCATTAACTATTAACATCCATGCTGCTAACCTAGACTTACCTGTACGTCGCCCAGCAGCTACTATTTTAAATCTTGTTTCATCTGCCCAGACTTCCTGTTGCCAAGGCAGTAGTTCTATATTAAGATCCATTAAAATTACTAAACGCTGCTGGTCTTTCTAGTAACTGAAAGGTAACTGCTACTTCCATTTGCCCTGTTGACGAAGACGCTTGAGTTTTTACAGTGTCTCCGTTATGTAGTACAAAAATACCGTTGTCGTTTTGACCGCCTATGATTTCTTTGTTGCCTGCACCAATGCTAGTGCCGTCAAAGAAGTACATTTGGTCTACACCGCCTGTCTCCCACCAAAGACTTATTTGATTTGTACTGCCACCGTGGTTAGCAATAAAGATATACACAATATGTATCGTGTAACCGGATGGTATAGTGAACAGTGTCTGCTCAGTAGCGTCTGATAACGTAATGTGTTTTGTATGAAGCATTAGTAAGTCCACATAACAGGTGATGTACCGCGTGTGTCTACGTGTACAAAACCCTTGTCAATACCAATGCCAGTAAACTTAAGCTCAATGGCTTTGGTTACAATCGTAAGGCGATCAGCGGCATTTGTTATTTTTATGTCTGCCGCGATGCCTTGTGCGTGAGTACCAGGTACGTCTTTCTTAGCCTCTATAGGATGCTTGGTTGGATGCCTATAGCCACTCGTGACTTCAAAAGGAAAACCACATGCCTCACGTAACTCGTCTAACTTTTCTAAAAACTCTCGTTCCATGTTGTTGGTGCCTGTAACCTGACAGTCAAACTCTTCTCGTGTGAAGTACTTAAGAGACATCTTCTACTTCTCCTTCAATAATGTCAGGTGTTGAGACCTCAGCAGTACCAACGCCACTAATGTTGATCTGAATAGCGTTTCTACCAGTGTCCTTTACTACGTCTTTTTCAAAAGCACCTACAGGCAACATACGGTCCATAATTAACTTCCAAGCTGCAGCCTGATTCTTATGGTCGTTGTCCAAAGCAGCATCAAAAATAGTCTCCAACACCAGTCGTGACTTAGGTGACGCCAACATACGTGCTTTGTATTCATTGATTATCGCTGCGTCACCCTTTGGTCGGCCTACTTTGCCTTTGTTACCTGGCTTAACAGCAGCTACTTCTGACTTTCGGGGTCTACCACGACCTCTTTTTTTTATTTCTTGAGTCATGATTAAAATTATCCCTAATTACAACTATAGTATAACACAAGTTTACACAAAAGTCAAGTTATTTTTTAGTTATTTTACAAAGTAGTAGTTTTACTAGTGAAAACAATAGGTTACATGAGTAGTAATTACCGTTATTTTTTCTAATTTTGGCTTATTTTGTGCTTAGGTGGCTACAACTATAGTTATACAGCGGCAACACGGGCTCCCCCCTTGAATTTACACCAGGAAACCGAAGAAGTCAAGTGGTAATTTACACAGTTGACATGGGTTGCAACTCGTGTTAGCCACTGGAGTTGGCATGGTTCTTGCACGAGGTGCACCATAAGACCAACACGGGAAACTTGGCATGGTGTTTGCATGGGTTGACAAGTGTGTGAGCTTATGTTGGACCCTTTGGAGCTACCTTTATATCACGCACGTACGCGACTATATGATTCACCTGGTGTTGTCAATAGTCCAAACATGTGAAATATTTACAGTTGACACGGGTCATCAAATGCGGCCTAATGAAGTCAACAGCAACAAAGACGGAGCAACACAACATGACTACAACATACAACGGATGGACAAACAGAGAGACATGGCAGGCTAACCTATGGCTTGACAACGACGGCATCTTTGAGATGTTTAGAGAAGATCGGGAAGCAGTAACACCGGAACGGCTAGAGTCATTCCTTGAGGAACTGCTACACGAGCACACTGGACAAGGCTCACTATTAGGTGACATCGTTACCGACTGGATGTTATCGGTTAACTTTGACGAAATAACAGCCAACGTAAACGAGGAATAAACACAATGACAACTTATCAAGCGGCGTTGTACAAACTAAACAAAGCTAAAACACTGAAGGAACTTAAAAGGCTAGACAAAAGTTTTGAAAGGATTTACAACAATGGCTTGTTTACAGTCATTCAGTATCAGACACTAGATCAAAAACTGGTAGATAAACTAATTGAATTAGAGGGCTAACCAATGAAACTTAAGCAACTAGGCAGCAACAAGACACAAGTCACCTTCGACCTTCATACTGGCAAGATGGACGTGTTGTTCAGCTATGAGACACCAGTGGCAGCATGGCTACCAAACAGAGGCTACATACGCACAAACCAGAAGTTTAGCGTTACCACTACCAAACACATTAACCAGTGGCTAAACGGTGCTGAAGCTCAGGAAGTGCCGCAGTCACAACTAGAGGAGCTAGTATCATGAAGGACACTATTGACTGCTTTACAAGCTTTGACATGAACCAAGGTAAAACTAAAGTATTCTGCGGCTACTCAGGCATAAACAATGCTCACATAGTCTGGAGACAAGATGGTGACTACGTGGGCAACATGTTGATCTACAGTGACGCTGGAGACGCTTTGGAGGACTTCAATACACGTAAAGAGTTTGCACAGTCTATGGGAGCGCTAGATCATGTTTGAACAGTGGCAACCATGGTGGGACGTTGTGATCCTTTTGGTGGGCTTTGGCATCACGTCAATGGTACTTAAGGCATACGAGATGCGAACCAGGAAACCCAAAGGAGCAACCAGGAAATGAGAGTCTTAGTCGCTTGTGAATATTCAGGGAGAGTAAGAGAAGCCTTTGCAGCTTTAGGGCATGATGCGTGGTCATGTGATCTATTACCTGCAGATGATAACTCATCAAAGCATTATCAAGAGGACTGCATCGGAGTAATGAAACGAGAACAATGGGACATTATCATAATGCACCCGCCATGCACAGCTTTAGCTGTCTCTGGTAACGCTTGGTACGGTCAAGGCATGCCAAAACATAACGAGAGACTGAAGGCCATAGAGTGGACTAGAGAGCTTTGGGAGACTGCAAAGGCAAACGCTAAGTTTGTCTGTATGGAAAATCCTGTTGGTGTCTTACCTTTTAAGCCTACGCAGTATGTTCAGCCTTGGATGTTTGGACATCCTGAGTCAAAGAAAACCGGCCTTTGGTTGCACAACTTACCGCCATTAACTGAGACTGACAACGTAAAAGAAGTAATGGACAAACTTCCAAAGAACCAACAACAGAGAATTCATTACTTACCACCTAGTGCTGACAGATGGAAGATTAGAAGCACTACCTTTGAAGGCGTAGCGGAAGCTATGGCTAATCAATGGGGGTAACTTATGAAATTTAACTTTTACTTTTCGTCTAAACCTATGCTACAACTATTGTACATACCAAGCCATAACAACTTAAGATATACCTACGTGTTGTCCGTTGCATGGTTTAGGTGTGAAATAAGTAAATATTACTGGAGGTACTTTTGAAGAACAGAAGCCACGTAAAGGACTACTTTATGTCACAGGAAGAAGTAGCCAAAGCGTTAAACATGACACGTTCAGAAGTTCAACAAACGGAATGCACAGCATTGAAGAAGTTAAAACGATCAGGTAAGCTCAGGAGATACGTAGGAGCTAAGGAGAACTAAAGATGGCGAGAGAACTAGTGGACATCTGGCAGGACGACTATGACAACATGGTGGAAGGCAAAGGCATCTATCGGGACTACGAGAGAGATCCTGAAGAGGAGCCGGACTTTGACGCTATGGACACGACAGTAACTAATTTACTGCTAACCACTGAGGAACTAAACCAGGAACACCAGAGGCAACTAGAGAGAATGCAACAGTTAGCCGACGCAATTAAACACTGGAGATACTTAACAGGGAGAATTAACAATGGTTGAACATATGCTGCCACCAGATCCTACAGACTACTTTAGTGCTGCAGAAATGGATTACATGATGGCTATGATTGAGGACTATGAAGTTGAAATGTTTAGACTTCAGGTGAAACAAAGGCTGAAAGAGATGGACAGGAGCGACCTAGAGCGCAACATGTTGGACATCTACGGAGACGACTGGAAAAACATATGAGATGTAAAGCATGTGATCGAATATTGGAAGAAAAAGAATTGTTAAAGAAAGACAACCAAGGGAACTTTATTGATCTATGCAACAACTGCTTATTTTCTTCTATAGATACTAATGTAGACAGCATTGGTACTATTACTGAGGATTTATTCTTGACAAATGATGAGGACTATGATACCCTCTACTAAAGTAGTACCTATGTAGTACCTTAGAAGTAAACAGAAGTAGTTAAACATTAGTAGTAAACAAAAGTAGTAAACAAAAGTAGTAAACAAAAGTAGTAAACAACATTAGTACTTCAGTAGTACAACAGGAGATAACTTAAGTATGATTAGAGACGAGTTTAGTGTGTACGAAGTGACCGGAGGTGACTACTCCATTTATCGACTAGGCTTCATTGAGGCCAGAGAGATCGCTAACGAGATAATGAGGCGTGACCCTTATGGTGGTATACCTTTTGTTTTTAAGCTTGAGATGGACGCTAGAGAAGCTCCTAGCGACACTGTGAAAATCAGTAGGTCCGACTTTGAAGTATTCCTGGACAAAGTTAGTGATCCATTTCCAACACCAGAGGACGATTAACATGACTTACAAACAACTATTGGAAGTTTTACAGCGTATGCCTGAGTGTTATCTTGACCAACAAGTGACTTTCAGTTCTGGAGAAGAAGACGAGCAAGTAATCAATGCAGCTAGAATTTCCTACTTTACGTACCTTGTGAACGATCCTAGTATGCCAACAGAAGGCAACTTTGTGTTGGCTTTTGACTAAATGATGTGGTATAATATTAGTATGGCTAGAGAGGATCTAGTCGCAACCCAAGTAGAAACGGAGATTATTCCAATGGCAACAATCGAAGGCATTTGTAACTTTAGCAACCTAACTGAGCATGACGTGTACAACGGTCAGGACACCGGCCAATTCTCTATGACTATCACTGTGTCAGAGGACGACGCCAGTGAATTAGCGGCGCTAGGTGTAAAGATTAAGGACTACCAAGGTGCTAAGCAGCGTAAGTTTAAGTCAAAGTACGACGTACGGACATTTGACGCTGAAGGTAATCCTTACAGAGGTGAAGTACCTTATAACTCTAAGGTTCGCCTGAAGTACAAGCTAGGTCAGCCACATCCTGTACACGGTGTGTCTACTTACCTGGAAGCAGTAAAAGTTTTAGAAGAAGCAGAGTTGGAACTAGGAGAACTCGCAGACTTCTAACATGGCTAACTTTGTGAGACATGAAGGGTGTCCCAAGTGTAATTCTTCGGACGCCCTTGCTATTTACGACGACGGTTCTACGCATTGCTTTAGTGCCGTTTGTGATTACCATACAGGTGGAACAGGTGACATGTCCGAAGTTATACCCATTGCAAAAGCTAAGCCACTACAGATGTTTGGTACAGTGGCGGCTATACCTAACAGAAGAATATCCAAAGAAACCTGTATGCGCTTTGGCGTTACCATTGAGTACGGCACTACAGGTGAAATAGTCAAACACTACTACCCTTACTATGACGTAAACACAGGTGAAGTATGTGCAGCCAAAGTCAGAGAAGTCAAAACCAAAAACTTTTTTAGTAACGGAGACCCAAAGAATGCTGGGTTCTTCGGACAACAACAGTGCAGTACTAACAAGTTCATAACAATCACGGAAGGTGAACTTGACGCCTTAGCTGTGTACGAGATGTTCAACAAGCAGTACGACGTGGTGTCACTACGTGCAGGTGCGTCCTCTGCAGCCAAGGAGATCAAGGAACAGCTAGAGTGGCTCGAAGGGTACGACCAAGTGGTACTCTGCTTTGACAATGACAAGGCCGGTGACGCTGCTCTGGAACAAGTCAAAGATCTCTTTAGCCCCAACAAGTTAAAAATAGTAAAGTTACCGTTGAAGGACGCCAGTGACATGCTCATGGCGAACCGTGTTAAGGACTTTACGCAAGCATGGTGGAATGCAAAGGTTTACCGTCCTGACGGCATTGTTGCAGGAACTGACACATGGGACACACTGGTACAAAAGCGCCAGGTGAAGTCCATACCTTATCCTTGGAACGGCCTCAATGAGTTAACAAGAGGACATCGGCCTTATGAGTTGGTCACGATCACTAGCGGCAGTGGTATGGGAAAGTCCCAATTTATCAGAGAAATCGAATATGATTTACTACGCCGATGCGAAGGCAATATTGGAGTCTTGGCGCTTGAGGAAGATTTGGCCAGAACATCGCTTGGTATCATGTCGGTGGCAGCAAACAGACCCTTACACTTGGAAGAGGACACGCCAGTGGACGAGCTTCGGCCATTCTGGGAAGCCACATTGGGAACAGGACGTTACTACTTATTTGACCATTGGGGGTCAACTTCAGCAGATAACTTGCTCGCCCGTGTTCGCTACATGGCAAAAGCACTTGACTGCCGGTACGTCGTACTGGATCACTTGTCCATCGTCGTCAGTTCCCAAGAGTCAGGAGACGAGAGAAAAGCCATTGACGAGATCATGACACGCCTACGCACACTCGTAGCTGAAACAGGCATCTGCCTATTCCTCGTGTCACACTTACGCAGGTCACAAGGCAAGGCACACGAGGACGGAGCACAGATCAGCTTAGGTGAACTACGTGGTTCACAAGCTATCGCACAGTTGTCAGACATTGTCATTGGTATGGAACGTGACCAGCAGAACGAAAACGAAGACGTAAGAAACACTACTACTGTTCGTGTCCTCAAGAATAGGTACACAGGTGAAACTGGACCCGCTTGTTGGCTGCAGTACGACAAACAAACAGGGAGGTTACAGGAAGTCGTAAATCCTAATGCAAATGAGGACTTTTGATGGTAGACAGAAAAAGAAGAAGAGGAATGCAACAGACAGAAAAAAAACTGTTCATTCAAAACTACAAAACTGAAAAGGGGTGTCAAGAGTGTGGCTACAATAAACTACCAGCAGCATTAGAGTTTGACCACATTGACAGATCAAAGAAAAACTTTAAATTGTCACAAGGACATCTTTATTCTTGGGACAGATTGATAACGGAACTAGAAAACTGTATTGTCCTTTGTGCAATATGTCACAGACAAAAGACAATGGAAGAAAAGGACTACTTAGAAACTGACTACGTGGAGCCTGAAGAGCTACAGTATGATTTATTTGGATCTTG